GACCTTGGCCGCCTCCCAAAGTTCGTCAATCGTCGCCTTCTTTTGTCGGAGGCAATCGCGGAGCGCTTCGATAGCCACGTCGATCCCGACCTTGTGACGGTACTTGAAGCAATCCGCCACGGTCTTCGCGGGCGAATACACGCTGACACGGACCCCTTCGAGAGCATGGTGTTCGACGCCGTAGGCCAGCGCCTTGCCAGAGAATCGCACCACGCGCAGTGGAGGGGAGCTTGGTTGCGGGAGCCGCGCCTTCCGATCGATCGCCAGCCAGACCTCAAAGGGAGCCTGTGTGGTCAGCCCGTGAAACTGCAGTGCCGACAGCAGACAAACGACCCCGTGCGGCACACGTCGCGCGGCTTCCACGAGCGACCGCTGTTCCGACGGTTCGTCCGCGGCAAGGACATAGAGTCCGCGGGCGGGCCGATCGAGGATGCCTTCGTCGAGAAGTCGATTCAGGTACGTCCGCGCAATCCCGGCGGCCACCACGTCCCGTGCACGGAGAACGCGGGTTTTCTCGAACAGCCGCAGAACCTGGTCTCGTTTGGTTGCCATTTACTAAACACCAGCAGATATCCACAAGTGCCGACATAACGTAACACACGAAACCGCCTTCGGCAAGACGGACTTCCGACGAGACGTTCTCCGTTCCAGATGTGGAACGAACCTCTCCTACCCTGACAGCCCTTCCGTCATTCCGCGCCTCGGCCGGGTAGCTCTCCAGATAGGCGACACGGTGTCGCCGCCTGTGAGACCCGCATGGCCGACGACCTCGAACAGTCGATCCGCGAGAACGCCCAGCAGCCGGCAAAAGCGTCGGTGGACTCGGTGAACGTCGAGCAGCATTCGCTGGCCGACCAGATCGAAGCGGATCGGTATCTCGCCTCGAAGCAGGCGACGCGGTCGAAGCGGCTCGGTCTCCGGTTCACCAAGGTCATTCCTCCGGGGTCCGAGTGACGATGCTAGCCTGGCTGCGCCGCGCGCTGTCGTCTGCGTCCCCGAACCGCACCGGGTTGCGTCCCGTGCGTGTCGTGCGGGCGAAGTACGACTCGTCTCTGACGACCGACAACAACCGCCGGCATTGGGCCAATGCGGACGGCCTGTCGGCGAGCGCCGCCAACGGCCCCGAGGTCCGCCGCATCCTGCGGAACCGGGCGCGATACGAGGTCGCCAACAACAGTTATGCCCGCGGAATCATTCTTACGCTGGCCAACGACATCGTCGGCACCGGCCCGCGGCTGCAGCTCCTCACCGAAGACGCGGAGGCCAACCGCCAGATTGAGCGGGCCTTCAACCGCTGGGCCAAGGCGATCGGTCTGGCCGAAAAGCTCCGCACGCTGCGGATGGCCCAAGCCCAGGACGGCGAAGCGTTCGCGGTCTTGGTCAACAACCCTGGTCTCGACACGCCGATTCAACTCGACCTGCGACTGATCGAAGCCGACCAGGTCGCCACGCCCGATCTGAGCTGGAGCGATGCCCGCGCCGTGGACGGCATCGTGTTCGACGCCACCGGCAACCCGACCGAGTACCACGTTCTCCGCCAGCATCCCGGCGACGGGCGTTCGCTGTCCAAAGAGTACGACCGTGTTCCAGCGGAGGCGGTGCTGCACCTGTTCCGGGCCGATCGTCCCGGACAGCACCGCGGCATCCCGGAGATCACGCCGGCGCTGCCGCTGTTCGCCATGCTGCGGGACTACTCGCTGGCGACGCTCGATGCGGCGAAGGCGGCGGCCTACTACGCCGGGATCATCTACACCGACGCCCCGCCCAACGGCGAGACCGACCCCGTCGAAGCGCTCGACCCGATCGAACTCGACCGGAACATGCTGCTCACGATGCCGGGCGGTTGGAAGATGGCCCAGCTGCACGCCGAGCAGCCGACGGGGACGTATGCCGAGTTCAAGCGCGAGGTGCTAAACGAGATTGCCCGCTGTCTCAACATGCCGTTCAACATCGCGGCAGGGAACAGCGCCTCTTACAACTACGCCTCCGGTCGCCTCGACCACCAGACCTACTTCAAATCGCTCCGCATCGATCAGTCGCGGATCGAAACGGTGGTTCTCGACCGGATGCTGGCCGCCTGGTTCGACGAGGCGGTGCTGGTCGACGGCCTCCTGCCGTCCGGCCTCGGTCCCCGCACGGCGGGTTCGCTCCGGCACGCTGGCTCCCGACATGACGCGGAGTGGTGGATCGGGCACGCCGCGTTCCGAACAGACCGGCTGGGCCGGGCTGATTGGCCGCATCAGTGGTTCTGGGACGGCCACGAGCACGTGGACCCGCAGAAGGAGGCCAACGCGCAGGCCACGCGGTTGGCGTCGCACACCACCACGCTCGCCGACGAATACGCCCGTAAAGGCCAGGACTGGGAAGCCCAGCTGCGCCAGCGCGCGAAGGAACTGGCCCTCATGACGGAGCTGGGACTGACTGCCCCCGCTCCCACCGCCGCACCCACGACCCCGGAGAAATCGGATGCCGACCCTGAAGAAGTCCCGGTCAGCGACGAGTGACGTACCGGCGACGCCGACCTCGCTCTGTCTCACTGCGACCGCCCGCATCGATGTCGAGGCGGGCGGAGACGGTACGGGGAATGCGCTCCCCCGGTTCCAGATGCTGGCTTACACCGGCGCACCGATGCGGATCGCCGGCTGGAAGCATCCGCTGATTATCGACCTGGCGGGGCTGTCGATCCCCGCGCAATCGCGGCCGATCCGGTTCGGCCATGACCCACTGGCCGGCGTCGGACACACCGACTCCATCCGGGTCGAGCAAGGGCAACTCCTGGCCAGCGGCGTCGTCTCCCGCGACACGGCAGCCGCCCGTGAGGTGGTGACGAGCTCCAAGAACGGCTTCCCCTGGCAGGCGTCGGTCGGCGCGAGCGTCGACGAGTTCGAGTTCGTGAAGGAGCACCAGCAGGTGACCGTTAACGGTCGCCAGTACGGCGGGCCGCTCAACGTGGTCCGCAAATCAACTCTCGGCGAGATCAGCTTCGTCGATCTCGGCGCGGACGGAGCCACCAGCGCCAGCGTGGCGGCGATCGCCAACCCCGAACCAGGAACCGAAACCGTGAACGACAACGAGCCCGCCACGACTGATGATGGTGCTCCGGCCACGCCCTCGCCGGCGACGCCGGCTGCCAACAGCACCGCCGCGAACCCCGTCCAGGACATTCGCGCTCAGGCGGCGGCTGAGGTTGAGCGGATTGCCGGCATCCGGCGGATCTGCGGCAAGAACTCCACCCTCGAAGCCCGCGCGATCCGCGATGGCTGGGACGCCCAGCGCACGGAGCTCGAAGTGTTGCGGGCGACGCGCCCAGCGGCACCGGCCGTCCACACACCGGATAACACGGTCAACGGCCAAGTCCTCGAGGCGGCGTGTCTGCTCACCGCCAAGGCGGCGCACGTCGAAGAGGCGTATGACGAGCAGACGCTCGACCTGGCCTCGCGACGGTTCCGCGGCGGGATCGGCCTCCAGGAACTGCTGCTCGAAGCGGCCTGGGCCAACGGCTACACCGGCCGCAACTTCCGTGACAGCCGGTCGGTGCTGCGGTTCGCGTTTGCCCGCGGCATCGAAGCGGCGTTCTCGACGATCGACATTGGCGGCATTCTCTCGAACGTCGCCAACAAGTTCCTGCTTGAAGGGTTCTTCAGCGTCGAGCGGACCTGGCGGAACATCTGCGCGGTCCGCAACGTCAGCGACTTCAAGACCGTCACCAGCTACCGCCTGATCGGCAAGGACCAGTACGAGTTGGTCGCGCCCGGCGGCGAGCTCAAGCACGGCACGCTGGGGAACGAGCAGTACACGAACAAGGCCGACACCTACGGCCTTGTGCTGTCGATCGACCGGCGGGACATGATCAACGACGACCTAGGGGCGATCACCACCGTGCCCCGCAAGTTGGGTCGCGGGTCGGGCCTCAAGATCAACGATGTGTTCTGGACGACGTTCCTGAACAACGCCGCGTTCTTCACCGCCGGCAACAAAAACTACATCACGGGGACCGCCACGGCCCTGTCGATCGACGGCCTGACCTCGGGCGAGGTCACGTTCATGGACCAGACCGATTCGGACGGCAAGCCGATTGGCATCATGCCGGCCATCATGCTTGTGCCGACGGCGCTCTCGGCCATCGGCTCGCAGCTGTTCAAGTCGCTCGAGCTGCGGGACACGACGGCCAGCACCAAGTTCCCGGTCGCCAACCCCCATCAGGGGAAGTTCCGGGTCGAGGTGAGCCGCTACCTCGGCAACGCGGCGTATACCGGAAACTCGGCCAAAGCCTGGTATCTGCTGGCCGAGCCGACCGACTTGCCGGTGATCGAGGTCGCGTTCCTCAACGGCCAGGAGGCTCCCACGATCGAAACGGCCGACGCCGACTTTAACCAGCTCGGTGTGCAGATGCGCGGCTATCACGACTTCGGCGTGGCGCTCCAAGACCCGCGGGGCGGCGTGAAGAGCAAGGGCGAAGTGTAAACGGCGACCGCGGAGGGCAGTATGGGCCTGCGGCAGCCGAAGACCACCAGACACGGAGAACTGATCCATGCCTCAAGCGACGTTTGTGCAAGACGGATGTGCGATCGACTACACGCCCGGTTCTGCCGTGGCGGCTGGCGACGTGGTCGTGCAAGGGGACCTCGTCGGCGTCGTCAAACGCCCCCTCGCCGCCAACGAACTCGGCGCGCTGGCCCTGACTGGGGTGTTCGACTTCAGCAAGGCGACCAACGTCGCCTACACGGTCGGGACCATCCTCTATTGGGATGACACCAACAACCTCGTCACCACAACCGCCACCGGCAACAAGCAGATCGGCAAAGTCGTCCGCGCCGCGGCGACGACCGATCCCACCGTCCGTGTCCGCCTGAGCCAATAAGGAGGCAGACGCGATGGCCGACCTGCTCGAACGAGGCGTGCTCTGGCTGCAAGACCAGCGCACGAAGCACTGCACCCGCGACGTGACCTACGTGCGCGGCGCGGCCTTGGTCGTCGTGAAGGCCACGGTGGGGCGCACGCAGTACGAGACCGACGACGGTCATGCGGTCCGCGTCGATTTCACGGAGCGGGATTTTCTGATTCAGGCGGCGGACCTCGTGCTGAGCGGCAATGCGGTCACGCCGAAAGCCGGCGACCAGGTCCGCGAATCGCAAAACGGACAGGTGCTCGTGTTCGAGGTCATCGACTGGCGGTACTCGGACCCGTACCGGCAGACGTTCCGCATCGAGACCAAGCATGTGGGGACGGAGACCATTTGATGGCCGTGATCACCGACATCGCTGACGCGCTGGTCGCACAACTCAACGCAGCGACGTTGAGCCAGCCGATCACCGCTGAGCGGCACTACCTGCCGCGGTTCGACCTGCCGGAGATGCAGACGCTGCACATCACGGTCGTCCCCAAGGGCGTCGTGCTGGCGCTGGGGGACCGTTCGCGCGGCCAAGGGGACTACAGCTTAGACGTGGCCGTCCAACAGAAGTTCACCACCGACGACAACGCCGAACTTGACGTCCTGACGAACCTCGTCGAGGAGATTGCCGACCACTTCCGCGGCCGACGGCTCGCCTCATATCCCGACGCGGCCTGGCTCAAGACCGAACAGACGGTGCTCTACGCCCAGGAACACCTGGCCGAATTGCGGCAGTTCACCAGCGTCCTGACTTTCACCTACCGGGTGCTTCGATGATCGGCATCAAGCTCAGCGACGCCAAACGCCTGTTCTTCGACCGGGCCGCTGTCACCAGCGCGGCGGATCGGGGCACGCGGAAGGTGTTGTCGAAGTTCGGCGCGTTCGTCCGCCAGACGGCGAGGACCAGCATCCGCAAGCGCAAGGCAGTCTCGGAACCGGGACAGCCCCCCAGCAGCCACACGGGACTCCTCAAGCGAAACATCTTCTTCGTGTTCTCCACGGAGACACGGAGCGTGGTGATCGGTCCGATCCTGCTCAACCAGCGGACCGACGCGCCACGGCTGTTGGAACACGGCGACACCAGGGCAGTGCCCTGGACCCGGGGCCTCCGCACCGCTGCGCGGAGCTCCGGCAGGGGGCGGTATGCCCCCCGGCCCTTCATGGGGCCGGCGTTCGAACGCGAACAACAGCAGCTCCCCGCACTGTGGAAGAACTCGGTCGGCTGACTTTTCGGAGGAATTCTCGCATGCGTCTTGTGGCCATTTTCCTGATCTGTCTCGTCTCGTTTGGTGCGCCGCACCACTCGGCCGCTCAGGACGGCTTGGCCGTCGATCTGCCGGCCGAAGTCCGGCAGTGGTTCCGCAACCCGGACGGCTCGTGCGTGCAGTGCTCGATCGGCATGTGCGGCGTCGACCAGAACGTTCCCGCGGCGGCCACGCTGTTGTGGGACACCGAGTACGGTCCCCGCGAACGGGGCGGCTCGTATCCGTCGCGCGTGGCGGCGTACAGCCAGCGTCGCGGCATCCGCATCTACAACGTCACCGGACAGAGCACCTGGGACTGGATGAAATGGGCTGCGGAAACCGGCCGCGGCGCGGCGATCGGGGCCGGCACCGCCCACTTCCAGACGCTGATCGGTTACGAGCCGCGGACGGGCACCTGGTACGTCTGCAACAACAACAGCCCGCAGCGGATCGATGCCTACGACGAGGCGGCGTTCCGCCG